CATACTAACTTCCTCGTCACCGATGGTAACTGCCTGGAGCATCGAGTTCTCGAAGATGATTTCATCCCCTTCGGAAACATCAATCTTACAATCGCTCGCTATAGATTCCACAGTGCCTCTCCCATACCGATCCGGGGGTTTAATCCCTTCCGGCAAGAGTACCACAGTCTGCGCCTCCTCCTCTTTTAAGTGGATGTTCACCACAATCATTCTATTAACTGGTTTATAACTCACAGGATTCTCCTATCCACATTTAGCGTAACCACAGGATGTGCAAGTAACACACCCCTCAACATATATTAGGCCTTCAGAACTGCACTCGGTGCATTTTCTATCAGAAGCCTTACTACCATCTTGAATATATTTCTTTAACACTCTGGCCGTAACCTTCGAAAAGCTAAACATGTCACTATCTCTGTCCTTGTTTAGCTGTTCGACAACATATTGTACACCAGAGCCGTGTCTTAAAGCAAGAGAAATCATCCTAGTGAATACCGAGTGATTTGGGTTATCGAATACTTTTACTACGTCTTTGATAACAACCTCTTCCCCGTTCTCCCCAAATTTTAAATCGTAAATGCTATTAGTACTTTTTCTTGCATGCTTCAATATTATACCGTGGGTGTACTTCTTTGGTATTTCAACAAAAGTGGAAAGGCCTCCCATAATTTCATACGGTTTCCCCTCCATCAGCCCCACCAAGACCGTCCACTCCTCCCCTTTAATAGTCGGCCTATGAATCTCGCATTCAAGTTTTATAGGTCTTCTCGGCGAGTTATTCTGTGGGAACGGCTCTTCCGATTCTTCAGAGGTGTTCTCCGCAATGAGAACCCCCGTCCTTGATCCGTCTACGTAGACGGTTACCCCTTTAAGGCCTTTGCGCCAGGCATCAAAGTATAGTTCTCCAACCACATCAGAGGAGGTGCCTTTTGGCAAATTAATAGTGGAACTAATCGAATGGTCGATATGCCTTTGGATAGCCGCTTGTATTTCAATACGCTTTACCCAGTCAATCTCATGACTTTCAGTAAAGAAGCTCGGCAAATCTACATCTTCTCGACCCTCCAGATATTGCTTTACATTGTGATGGTAAACCTTGAACTCTTTCCATCTATCTCCCAGATCATCTATAAAATCCGCGTCGCTCTTCTCGCTATGGTCTAACTTCCTCCTCCTTACATAAGAATTCCGGAAGACCGGCTCCAGCCCGGAGCTTGTTTGGCTCATTATAGAGACCGAGCCTGTTGGCGCGTTAGTAAGGATAGAAATGTTTCTTCTTCCATGCTTTTCGATCCGATTTCTTAAACTTTTGGGTAAAGATTTTATAAAAGCATTGTCCTTTTCGACGTTCCATGAGAATGCCGGGAACGAACCTCTTTCAATCGCAAGCTCTACACTCTCTTCGTAGGAGGATACCTTCAATGTCTTATAAATTTTATCAACAATTTTTAAGGCCTCGTCAGAATCATAGGGTAGGTTCAGGCAAGCGAGTACATCGGCAAGTCCGTGTGTCCCCAAACCTGTTCTCCTCCCATTCGCACAGGTTTCATAAAGTTTCCCCCAAAGCTCCTTCTCATCATCCATGTCAGCGACCGTGCGGATATTTTCAAGCTTTTCTAGTTCTAGTTCCACTAGATCGTCGGAAAGACGCATCGACGCCGCCACTGTTCGGGAGAACTTTTTGAAGTCGAACTTAGCTTCCCCAGTGAATGGCTCCACGACAAAATTCTTTAAATTGATAGAAATTAATCTACAGCTATCGTAGGCAGACAGAGGTAGCTCCGCACAAGGATTAACACATTCCGTCTTGAATTGCTCGTATTCGTTTGCCGGAAGATATTTCAAAATATTGTCCCACATCAAAAGCCCAGGCTCTGCTGTCTTAGTCGCGGAGCTTACAATTTGTGCCCACAGTTCCGAAGCCTTTATATCTTTAGTCGTTATCGGTTCTTCAGCATCTACAGGGAACCTCAACGTGAAAGTCTCATCGTTCTCAACCGCCTTCATAAACTCATCGCTTATTTTGACAGACACGTTCGCACCGGTAACTTTCGTTAAATCGTGCTTCATGGTAACAAACTGTTCGATGTCCGGGTGTCTAATATCCATACTGAGCATCAAAGCACCTCGACGTCCGTTCTGCCCAATCATCCGGCACACATACGAGTAAAGATCCGCGAAGCTCCATGCCCCACTAGTCGTTCCAGCGGAGTTGTTGACAGCCGCGTTCTCCGGACGAAGATGAGATAAGTCGAGACCTACACCACACCTTCTTTTGAAGAGATTGGCGAGGTCTTTTCCAGAATCCATAATAGAAGATATATTATCCCCCGGAGGGCCCACGACTACACAGTTGGACAGGGAGACGTTAACGTGGTTATTCCCAATTCCCATCATTGGTGATCCTTGCGGCACAATATAATCAAAGTTCTTTAGAAGATCAAATATCTCTTGTTCCGACATTGTACGCAGGCCATTAAACTTCTTTTCTACTCTAGCAAACTCTTTAGCCAACCTCCTGTGCATATCATCCGGGGTTTTCTCTAGTAAGTTGCCCTCTTTATCCTTAAGACAATACTTTGTCATCCAAACGTTCGTCGCTAGCTCGTCGTCACCAAAATAGTTTAGTGTTTCTTCCTCTACTTGTTTTTTGTTGTACATCCTACTTCTTCCTTTCTTCCCATTGTGTATACACTTTCTTCATCTCCCTCTGCTGGCGTTTTACTTCGCTTTCTTCCATTTCATCAATAGTCTCGTCAGTGGACTCTAAGACTTCTATTTTGACGTTTGAAGTATCAAAAAGCAGGGGGAAAACCATCCCATCCGGCCCATTCCGATTCTTCGCAACATACATTTTTCCAGTATTCGCAGTCTTATCTTCTTTTGTTCTTGAAACGGTACAGATGAAATCAGATACAAAACACTTGTTGAACGCTTCGGAAATAGCTTCCATTGTAATCACTGCTTGGTTTAGCCCGGTCCTATTCGTCTGTGACGCCGTCCAAATCGGACACTCATACTCTTTTGCGATACCTCGTAACTCCTCATAAATAGACTCTAGTTGATTCCTTTTCTCTTTATAATTTGTTGTAGGCTTGAGAATGTCCGCGTAATCGACAATGATTAAATCAACTTTTTTCTCTCTTTTCAACAACTTATCTAAAGAAGCGCGTATAGTATTTGTCGATGCAGATTTTGTTGGATATTCCTTAATAAAAAGTTCTCCCTTCACATTTAGGCATGTTTCCTTGATCGTGTCTTTAAAGGCAGTTAGCCCAGAGAGGGGATAACCAGTAATACAACTATCATACCTCTGTCCTATAACCTCCTCAGATAGCTCCATAGTGTAATGAGCTACAGTCTTCCCCGCCATGACCGCACTTGACCCTAAGTGGACGAGCGCATGAGACTTGCCTGCCCCCGTTGGAGCCACGACGACCCCAAGTTCTCCCTTCCCAAGGCCACCTTTCATTACTTTGTCTATCCGGCCCCACCCCGTACTCACCGGGTTTCTGGCCTCAAAAAGGTACCGTAACTCAAAATCTTTCTTGTAATCGTGTCCGTGGTCGTTGTCGATCCCCAGTTTGACCGCCACATCTATTACTTTTTTAATTTCTTCGAATGAAGAATTATCCAGCAGCCCTACCGAGATCATCATGGCCTCTTTGAGCTTTTGCTTTTTACAAAAATCCAAAGACGTGTCTTTTACATATTGACGGTCTTCTATTTCCTTCGTTCGGACTCTCGTGAAAAAGTCTCTAACCTGCTTCTTTATAAGATCGGGCTCTCCACCCATCTCCGTTCTCAGGATAGAGTCGAGGATCTCATTACTTGGGTGCACATTATACTTATCTTTGTATTCGAAGATAAGCCCAGAGAACACCTGTAAGTACTTTGATTCAAAGAACTTGATATCTAGCACTTCCTGCATCTGCTCAGAAAATGGTCTGTCCTCCAGCATTAGCTGGACCAGTTTTTCTTGAAAGTTTTTTCCATATAAAGAAAAGTCTTGTTGCAATTTCCCCTCCTAATTTTGTAGTAATATACGTCAATAAAGACTATTTGTCAATCAGAATCTTGTTAAACCGCTGAAAAAGATCTGTCCAGCTAGTTTCTCCAAATCCATCTTGACTCATCATCTTGATAACCTCTGTCTTGTTAAAAAACAGGTTATCGCTCGCTATTATTGCTCGTATCTTCATCTTAGTGGACACGCTTATGCTGGGAGAGCTAAGCTGCATCATCTTATAGTTCTGTCTGACCAGAGCTTCCTCGTTCAATATCGATGTATACGCTTTTACGCCATCGATGTTCTCCCTACAGTGCTCAAAGATGTCACTAGCTAAATATTCTTCCTCATCCTCAAGAAAAGGAAAGCGCTTTTTGATTGTCGCAAGTCCGACGCCTTTGGCTCCGGGTAAATTATCGTTTTTGTCGCCCGCTATCGCCCGAGCCAGCGCAAAGTTGTTAGGGTGGATACCGTATTCGTCCACAACTCGTTTCACATTGAGCACTTGTTCCTGTGTCGGCCTAAAGAGTACCGTTTCTTCATCCAAGATCTGTATGAAGTCCTTGTCACTAGAAACTACTACTTTTTGCCATCCGGAGTAGTCTTCCAATTTTGCGGTGAACGCTATAAGATCATCTGCCTCAATGTGCTCGAACAGTAGTTGAGTGACCGGCATGTAACTTAGATATTCTACAAGGCGTGTTTGTTGCCAAACCTTGTTTTGGACTTCTTGGTTCTCGGTCAGGTTTCTTACCTGTCTGTTAAGGCGGATAGGACTCCGTCCTTCCTTGTAATTTTTATTAATGCTCTTACGTCGTTTAGACCCCCCGGCGCCGTCCCAACAAATAACGATCCTATCAGGCCGGATCTCTCTCGTAAGCTTCTGAAGTATTTTGAGAAACCCCTTCATACCTCCGATAGGATCACCGTTTGTAGACAAGGAAGGGTCTACAATATAGGCTCGGTAATAAGAGTTAAGAGCATCTATAAAGAGAACTCTCTTATTTTTTGTCTTGGATTCTTTCAACTCTCAGAATCCTGAACGCTGCGACGCCCTCTATCTTCTTCGCCGATAGGGCTAGCTTGTTCATATGCAACTTTAAGCTTGGGTTCGTTAAGAAAAATTTGAGGGAACATATGGTTATCTCCGTTTCTTCGCTAAGGCTCTTAGATGCTACCGAGATGTTTACAATGGTGACTCCGCACAGTGCTCTCATCTCGTCTAAAATCTCTGTAATATTGCGGTCTTTAGTAGACTTTATTGATACGTCCGCTTTGTAGACATCGTACTTTAGTGCTTCAGAAATAACTTCTCTTACTTTTTCCTTTAAAAACATACGTTTAACCTCTAAGCATAAATAGTATAAAGTTCTAGTATAAGCTCACTTACTGCGCATCCACATTATAAAAGTCCGAAGCGTCTCCTGTCCTATTATGGAATTTTAAAATAATTTCTTCTTCCATGATCTCTAGGATACGAGTTTTAAATTTCTCGTCTTTTAACTTCTCATTCCAACTGGCTCCCTGGAATTTCTCTTGTGTCCCATCCTTGTAGGTTATGGCGTGCCAGGGTCCTCTTGTTTCGAAATGCTCCGAAGACTTAATTGCTTCAAGCCAGCTTTCTTCATCTTGTACTCTTACTTCGTCTCCCCAGAGAATCTTAAATGTACACTCTCTGGCTTGAGTCCCGAACTTAGACTTCTCTAGCCTCGCCTTAACTTCCGAACCAACTCTAAAGCCGTTTTCGTCTTTGACAAAAGAAGCCTTAGCCTTGCGTCCAGTTAACCAGATGCGTAAGTCATATGCGTAATGCATGGCCTTACCCCCAGGCGTGAAATAAGGCGTTGTCATCGCCTCTGCAACATTAGACGTAATGTTGGTCTTAAGCTGGTTTAGCACGAGTAGTGTAGCCTCCGCGTTTGCAAGCGGTATTGTTAGCTTCGCCATCCCCTTAGACAGGATTCTGGGTTTCACCGCCATAGAGGAAAGGGGGTTGAAGTCCCCTTCGATGTCAGTAATCGCTGGAGTTAACGCCAGACTATCCCAGATAAAGATCATCCTATTCTGGTTGCTCCCCAAAAGTTCCTCGATGGTCTCTAGAACAAACTCTACACTCTCTGCTTGAATATATAAAACTTTTTCAAGGTCGCAACCCGCCTTTGTCAAGAACTCCGGATCAATCGCGGATTCAGAGTCAAAGTAGATTACATCTATGTCTTGTTTCTGTGCGTTCGCCGCTATCTGGGCTGCCACATAGGATTTCCCGGTAGACTCCAATCCGGCGATCTCAGTTATTTTTCCAACAGGGATCCCAGCTAGCCTTCCTTTACAGATAATTGAGTCAAGCCACCTAGATCCTGTTGGTATCCAGCCCTTCACCTGGGTTGGGTTGTCCTGTGTCAGATTATATGCCAGGTCATACCCGGCTTTCCGATTAATGATCTTTCGCATCTCATCCATGCTAAGCCGACCTAAACTCGTGTTTGTTTCTTTTTTGCTATGTCTTACCATTATAAAATCCTAGTTGTAGTAAATTGGTAACGCGAGGTGTAGAGCGGAGGGGGACCGACAAAACACCTCGCGTTACCGTCGCGCCTACGAGTTAACTAACTCGTTAAAGGCGCTGTCGACAGAGTTGTCCTTGCTAGCGGGGGGGGCACTTATTGTACCAATCCCCGCAGACGCAGACATCTCCTCATCGATGCTAGTCATGTAATCATGTAACATCTTCCCAACATCATCCGGACTAGGACGCTCAAACAAGGTTGTCACATCAGGAATTGCGTCTAGAAGACGCGCAGACTCGTCACTGTCTTCAACCAAAGGAGACGTGCGTCGGCGTGGTGTAATACTTGTCTGCGGAAACTGGGCCCCCGCCGGTTTCCCATAAGCAATAACCAAATCCGTGCCGCTGTCGACATCAGTGATGTCCCCATAATCCGGGTTCAAAACCAAGTTCAGCAACTCCTGATACGCAGTTTTGCCGAAACCCCAGATTCGGACCCCCTGCTCTTCCTCTCCTCTAACGAGTACAGGTGCGAAGAATCGCTGTCGGGCAGTAAGGTTCTTCGCCATCTTGACGCTATCAGGATCTCCCTGCTTGTAGAGGGTACGAACAAAATCGTCAAGCGGACACTCATCTCCAAAATTCTTCTTCGGACTCAAAAAGGGTGTGTTGCTACCAAGATTGTAGTGGAACCAAAACTCCTTAAATGGGTCTCCATCCGCAGTAGGAACAATGCGGATCGTTTGTTCCCCGTCCTTTGGACGCCAAAAGTTATTCTTCTCGGAACCCTTGCGATTCAAGGACGCCAGCTTCTCTTTCATTTTAGACATGTCAATACCCATGATAAACTCCTTTTAATCAATAGGATAGAGTATGGTTAGCAAATTTTCCAACCATCTCGATTGTGAGTACACTCTACTCTAAAAAAAATCGTTTGTAAAGCTATAAATCAATTTTTTGTCCCTGCACATAGGACGAGTGAACGGCGCAGTAAGCATAATCCTGTTCATATTCAGTAGGATAGATCGCGAATGAGGCTCGTAATTTTTCTTCATTCTTAGCTTTAACTAAGGAAGTTAATTTTTGTAGTAAGGCCCCATCCGTCTTTAAACGTTCATTATTGATCGCGTAATAAAAGACTATCTGCCTAGGGTGTTCAATCTCGCAGAAGGATCTCATTTCCCCGGTGTCTACGTCCACCAACCCAATGGAGGAGATTCTACACATCGGCAGTGGGTCAGTAGATGTGTCGATAGCGGCGTCTGTGTTCGCACAAATATTGATCATGTGGATAGTTGAAACAAGGAGGCGGTTAATAGTATCGGTGTATCCGATAACGGGAACCTCTCCAATGGCCTGTTCTATTTTAGAGTTCTCGACAATATATAATCTCTCCAGCATCGCAGATCTCGCGTACTGTTGTAGAACATTAAAAACTACATTATGTTGTCTCTCTTTGAGTTCAGAGAGTAAAGACGTGTCAGGCTTGATATAAAGAACATAAGTTGGGTGGTCTTTGAGCCTTTCTAAGATACGCAGGCAGGCTCCAGAGACATCCCCAGATCCCCCCACTATAAATAATATTGGGCCGCTTATCTTTTCAAAAAATGCTTTTTTTAGCCTCGTCTTCGATTCGTAATCTTCATGTGTCTTCTGGGGGGTTATATAGAGATAGTTATCCTCCGTACTTTTTTTAGAGTTTATCTTATGAACCTTATACTGTGGGTACTCAGTAAACTGGTGAGCTACCGCGCACCCCGCATCACCTAATCCGATAATAGTTTCCATTATAGCCTCTTCGTTTTCATGGAGCCGTAGTCTTCTCCTACGCTCATGTTTATTTTAAATTTTGCCAAATCAGTCTCCGAGAATGCCTCAACGATCTCTCCTAGAAGGGGTCTGTCCTCTATACTAAGATCTATGATAAGGGAGTCATGAATAGAGAAAGCCACATAGGACTTTTTGCCCTTTAACAGATTCGCAACTTTTATCATACAGCGTAGGAACAGGTCGCTCGTAGTGCTTTGTACAATGTAGTTGAACGCTCTTCTTTCATCTACCTCGATACTTCGATCAAATGGGGTTAAAACTCTGGTTCCATCGAAGTACTTGTCTGTTATTTTCTGTCTTTGGAAGACCTGTTCTAGTTTCTCATTCTTTGCCAGGGGGTTATAGAGCCATGCAAAGACTTTTTTCTTTATGTCTTCGCGAGGTTCCCCGGAAAGAAAAACCTCCTTGGCAATCCATTCGTGTATATCCTGCTGTGGCTGTTCTACACCGGAAAGTGCTAATATAGTGCGTAACTCTGCCGCATTGAAGTCTAGCTCAACAAATAAATCGTTATTAGGTTTGATTAGAGACCTGAAGTCTTTATCAAGCGTCAAAATCGGAAAAGAATTCTTTTTTGTAGTGAGCCTCCCCGTTCGTGTGCCTGCGATATCATATTCAACGTTCGGGGACAGGAGATTCACTTTTTTAAGGAAAGCACGGGTTTTCGGCTTAGCAAAAATATCCTTCAATCCGTTAATATCAATGTTTAGTTTCTTATACCGAATATTGTACAGAACCTCAGAGAGGCCGAATAGAAAATCATAATTTTTAGGCCGCTCATGTGTATCAAAAACATGTTGAGATATCTGATTTTTGATATCACAGTATTCCAGGAGGAAGCGGTCTTGAACCAGGTCAAAAAAGCAAAGCTCGTTCATGTCAATAAGGGAAATCTCGAAGGAGCGCTGTAATGAGCGCAGCTTTTTATTTATGTTCGCCCACCTCTCTTTTAAGTGGGGTGGGCACGCGTCTTCTAACGAACATCCAACGCAGTATAAGGATGCACACTCTAAGTCCCCGGAAGCATAGGGTACATACTTCCAGGTCTTCGTAAGGCCCGGAGGTACGCTCTCAAAGTCTAGTTTCCCGTCAGTGTAGACCGCTACACATTCTTTTTTGTCATCCAACGTCTGAAATAGCATTTAAACCTCTACAGTAATGCGCCTTTTTACTTCTAGGTCACTATAAACGGCTCCGACCACCAAGTCAATAGAATTATTTTTTAAGCTTCTCGCGTATATCGACGTTAAGAGAGCATTTGTCTCGGCTGTAGAGATGTCAATCTTTTCTTCCGTGAGCCTTAGCCTAAAGTATAGCTTCACCCACTGTTTTATTCCATAATCTGCTATCGCTTTATTCTTACTAACTGTTGTTCTCCTGAACTTCTTGATCTTTAGCGTGCCAGAAGAGATAGAGCCAATATATGAGCCTCTTTTTGGGCAATTTTCGTTAAAAACCAACTCAGGCCGGGTGGTCTCGGGTTCTCTTGCTACGTATGTATTGTAGAATGTTGCAGCGTGCTTGATCAGTATATTGATATCTAATAAAACAGTTCTTATATAGCGGTCATCAAACAAACCAAGCTTTGTTATTCCGTGCTGTTCCATAAAAATCTGCATTCTTGGCGAAGAGATATTGGCAATAAGTCTCCACGGGACATCTCGATCGATAACAAAACCAAAATGCTCGGCTGTTTTTGAAAAATTATCAAAATTTGGGTTTTCGTAGAAGTCACTAACCTTTCGGTTCTCCTTAGACTTGCTAATGTTCTCTATCTCTATAGCGAGCCCTCCGTTTAATATATTGGAATAGACGCTTCTAGTAAAGCCGGTCCTAGTTATCGGGTTTTCCATGACTACTTGATATAAAAAGTCTTCGAAATGTTTCATGAATTCGTTGAAGTTTGCTATCTTTTCTATCAGGCCCCTTGAGTTTAGGTAGCCAGTGAAAGACTCAAAATAAGTTTGCATATATGCTTCGTGAGTGTTGTTGATACTTTCGTATCCTCTTTTAATCTTCAAATCAACGAGAGAGCCAACATTTGTCTTTATTTTATTATGGTTCTTGGCGACACCGTAGTAAATGGCCATGGCATCAAAGGCATCGTGAACAAATTTAGTTACAAAGACCGGATTTGTACTATTATTGGTCATGACTAGATGGCCACTACTTAGTCCATCCTGGTAATTCCCCATCATATTCACCGTATTAAATTGGAAGTCTACAAGTCCATAAAGCCCTTGTATGCCACGAGTGGAACCCACATTGGTTATATTCCGGCTGAGGAGATACTCTATTTCCTCGTTCTGCCTAGAGAAAAAAGCGGTGCCAGCTTTCATGCCACCTTTGTAAAGTTTTGCTGTTCTATCAACCAACTTATTCAGCCCCCGCTTCATAATTAGCTTCTATAGAGGTTTGGAAACCTCCAGAGGAGTCTATATTGCTCTTGACCTTTGTAATCACGTAATAACCACCTATTCCAAGGCTATTGGCAATATTGGTTGCTGTAACAACAGATCTCACCGGACTTCCGAATGGATTTCCGATTCCAGGGAAGCTAGGCGATATATATACAATCATGCCAGGATAAAAAATAGTATTTCCAAACAAGGATACGTCAGCGTTATGAAATTTTAACATCCTTCTAACGCTGTCGTCATCCTCCTTGCTTGTTAGGACAGCATCCGCAGCCTCTTGGAAATAAGTGATATCGTTTCCTTTAAACTTAATGCTCCTTGTTAATCCCTTGTTGTAGCCAGTTCCAAGAGTCATTATGTTGCTATCTTCTTTGTTTCGTTCCTTTTCAAACTTATTAAAGCCCTTCATTGCTGTTTTCGAATCTATAAAAATGTAGTAGTAAGAGCTAAGATTTTCGATAGTATAGGCTCGTTTGCCTTTTGTGGATATATCCGTCCCGTTAAGCCTATCCCCTTTTTCTAAAACGCTGCCTTTAAGATTATTCATGATCTTACCCGTAGTATTGTAAACTTGACCCTTCACTGTATAGAGGTCTGAAGCTTCCGTGTCCTCTTGACAGTCTGCTCCCAGTGCAGGAAGAATTAGTTTATCAAGCATATTTTGTACGAATTTGCCAACATCATAAGTTACCTCCGCAGATTCCATAACTTCCGTAAGGTACCAATAGCTAAAAAGATCCAAAGAGACCGGAATGTCTGCAATGGATATGTCGTCCCCCCTGAAAGGTCCTGCCTCTGTACTCGCTGAACCAACAATCATATTAAACTTTTTTATATATGCATTTTTACTAATGCTTCTGAGGCTGTACACCCTGCTCATGATAGTGTTGAGAATAGTACCAAAAGTTACAAAATGTATATTATACCCCCCATCTGCACCAAAACGTCCGTTGGGGCCGCCTGCGGCAGGGAAATTTCTAGCGTCGTTTTTTCGGGCACTCCTACCTCTAAACGCACGATTAACGGAACTTATCAGATTTCCTCCGAGTTCCCGCTGGGCTTTACCCGGATCTTTAGGATCATTACTCAGTACCTGTTGAACGGTAAAATCGTCTTTTTTCACCATTACGTCGTCCGTTTTTCTCAGTGACGGAGTTAAACTTTTGTTTACATTCTTATTTTGATAATGGGACAGCGAGTCTTTAGGTATGTCGACTCTAAAAACAATGCCCTCGTTAAATATTTCGTCTAGGAGGCCATCGTGGTTTATTAACATTCCCTGTTCTTTTATCTTCTTTATATGTCTTTTCGCTTGGTCTGCAAATTTTTGTAAAATCCTTTGGCGCTGGGCTGCGGACCCGGCTTTGGTCCCAGAGAAGCCGACGAGAAAGTCGAAGAAGGTGTCGTCGTTGCCGCTACCGAGGCCGGTAGGCGAGGCGTCCCCTATAATCGGGGGTACACATGCATTTCTAAGGGGGCCTTGTATAGATTCTAAGGAGGGTCCCGGCTGCCCTGGTCCGCTTAGTGCATTGATAATAATCGTCGAAATGTGGTTGATAAAAGATTTCCTAGGGTCATCAAGAGAAACGCCAAGATTTAGGTCAGCCACCATAAGGTCTCTATCCATTAAATCAGTTAATTTAAAGGAGCGCCTGTGAACTCCCGAATGCCCAATAGAGGACACCGCGTATTCTGCCGTGGCAATCTCAAGGTCGTCGGCCCCATCGCCTCTACTAGGATTTATAAATATATCAAATTTGAGACCAGACAACTTATCGTTTAGCCAGCCTCTATATTCTACAAAAACTTTTAAAGAACCATCTTCATTGACCTCATAATTGAAGCTCGTGACCATCAAAAAAATTGTTAGTTTGGCAGATTTTGCTGCTTTTTGTATTTTTGTTGCCCTAGTGGACCCGGCGATAGTAGACAGGTCGTCCGGAGTTTGCCAACCCACTTCTGCTTTAATCGCGAAGCTCTCTCTTCCTGCGGGGTACGCAGCCAAATCGGAATAGCTATATATTTTATCACCATATTTAAAGTCAGATATGAAGTCAGACATTGATTTAAAAAAATATGTTGCGTTACAAACTAAAATCTTTTCCGCTGTTGCGTAGTCTTGCCCTTCAAAAGAAAATGAAAAAGACTCTATTCCCGCGTCATCTCCTCTTGCCCTTTTGCTCATAGTAAGCATTGATGGGTCTTTAAAATCGTTATGAGTCCCAAACTTAAAAGGAACAGAGGCGATCTCATTCAAAGCTGTCTTGCCGTTCCCCTTATCATAAAAGACT